TTTTTGTTTGTTATATCATCCATATTTTGAGATTTAGATTTCTTCAAAATTAATAATTTTAATTGACAGATGTTTTTGAGATTCTAGTATATCAGCAATAATTGGATAAATTCTTTTGTAACAATTTGATGATTGTCCTAAAAACGGCTCTTTGTCAGTATTTTGTGATATAACGTCGCCAACAAGTATGCAACCGTGTGTGTGGCTAGTATCATTACCACAATGAATAAGAATATACTCAAAGTTAGGAACGTTAGTAACGTGTAACATACCTCTATGAATGTTTGGAAAACGCTTTGAGTATTTATTGTGGTAACCGCCTTCCTTTCTGTATTTAATCTTATAAGTGCCTTCAGGTATGCGAGTTTCTCCATATACTTTGACCTTACGTTTTTCATCTTCAAGAGTAAAGCATAAAAAATCTTTTTTGTTTGTTTCATCATCTACTAAAAATATTAGCCCTAAGGTACTATCTTTTTCTGAACTATATCTGTATAATTCTAACCTCATAATTGCTCAACAAGGTTTGAAAATGTTAATATTCCTCTATAGATTGTTTGTGTCTCTGTATCTTCAGTAATATATGTTATGCCATCATTTTGAGCAGAAATGCATTTAAAGTTATCAGAACTTAAATCAAAGAAAGTATTTCTAGAAATTAATCTTTGAGTAATTTGATTCATGCCTAAATTTGCATCTAGTTGACCACCAGTATTAGTATCAAAAGCAGTTACAATTTCTACTTGTGTTTGTATGTTGTTTAAGTAAGTGTCTTTTATATCATCAAAGATTAAATTACTTATAGAATTTATAAGTATATAAGGCTCACTAGCAGAGGATGGTACTACATTATAAACTGGCACATTAGCACTATTCAATGTTATGTTGCCATTTAAAGCAGTAAAAACTTCTTTCCTTATAATATGACTTGCATCTTTCATATCTCTTTTAATTTACTTCTTACACTTTTTATAAACTCAAAGGTAGCCATTTTAATTGCTGGTCTGAAGAATGGTTTTCTACCTTGTATGCTACCTCTACCTACTTTACCAAACTCCACAAATACAGCATAATCTATTTTATATCCTACTACATAATTAAATGCTTTACTTTCTAAGAATAATGATTGTCTTAAATTACCAGTTATAACTGGAACAAAATCAGTAGATATTTCAGCAATTCTAGATACATATTTTTTAAGTTCCATGTCAAAGCCTTGTGAAGGCTTTACAAACCTTTGAAGTCTTTTCATCTTCTTGTTGAATCTCATTCTATCTGACATTCTTAATTCTATTCCTGATTTTCTTGCCATCTTATTGTTGTTTGTCTGCTAATATCTTATAAGTGTATAAATCTTCTTCATACATTTGATTTATTCTATATTGATTGATATCATTAGTTAATAGAAGTACATCACCTCTTTGAATGTTTGTAGTTGCAGTATTTTTTCTAAGAGTTAATTCAATACCAGTTTGCAAAATTCTTTTGCCATCTCTAAAAATCATTTGACCATCAGTAAATTTTCTATCTGCCCAAAATGTTCCTACAGTAGATTGTGATGATGTAAAGCCACCATAACCATCAGCACTATTTGTATTTCTTTTAACAGTTACCCTATATCTTAAATCACTTGCATTTATCATAACTCATTGTAATAAATATAAGGTGACAGAATGCTTTGTACATCATTAGGTATTTTATTTACAGTCTTACCTTTTACAAAGTTTTCTCTATTATCATAATAAGTTGAGGCTAACATTTTGATAGCATTTTTTAAGTCATCATAACCAAGACCAGCAGTAGTGTAAACAACTTTAATGTTCTTATGAACAGCACTAGAAATCTCTATGTACTTATCTTCTAATCCAAATGATTCATAATTAATATTTGAAAGTGAACCATCACTTGCTTGTGTTTGCACACTTGTGATAGCATTAATAGGTGCATAAGGTAAAACTATCTTTGACCTTCTTTTATATAAGTTCCCATATTCTCCTGATGTATTAACATTGCTAATGAATAGACTTCTTGTCTTAGCAACAATATCTCTATTAATTATTGCCTCACATTTTTGTCTAGCAGAAACAATCATATTAGCTACAATAGTATCATCATCAGATGTTTCTATTCTTGCATAATCTTTCAATTCAGAAGATGAAACTATTTCACTTCCAGTAGTAGAATCAATTTGAACACTAATCATTACTTGCTATCTTTTTTCCCTTTAAACTCTTTTGTTTCTTTAGTTGCTTTTTCTTCTTTAGTATCTACCTTTTCACCCCATCCTTTAGCAATCCATTTAGAAACATTTTCACTTGGTACATCTACAATGCTACCAGCTTTGTAATCAATACCATCTTTAGTTATTTCTATTTTACATTTAATTTTCATAATACATAAATTTTGATTTAAACAAAGATAAAAAAAAAGAGCAACTAATTTAGTTGCCCTTTCTTATTCCAATAAGTATTACTTATTATGAAGTCTCTAATGCTGTTTTAGCAGTTGAGAATGCACCCTTAACAATACCTTTAGGTAAATATATAGAATGCGCAATTCGTGCAATTCCACGCACTGAGACAAGGTATTTGTCAAAATTGTCATTGTTTTCATATCCAAAGTCGACTCTTAATCCTTCTCTTTGCCACACTTGTGATGCTTGAGAAAAATCAGCTACAACAAAGTTACCAGCCGCCATTTTATTATTCATGTAAACTGGAACGCCATTAATTCTAAAGAAACCGTCTGCTGATACTAGAGAATTACCTCTTAGATATTCGTTAGTCGTGTCCTTTAAAAGAGCGATTTTATGGAAATCAGTTGGATTTAAAACAATACCATTAGCCGCGTAGTTAGACAATGCTAACTGATTCATAGCAACATATAGAACGTCAAGTTCTTGTGCTGATTCAATCGCATTTGCAAACCCACCAGCCGCAAAAGTAGTACCACCATTCATTAATCCTAATAAATTAGGAGAACTTCCTGAACCACCTATTAACTGGTCATCGATTACAGTATTGATTTTTGCTGGAAGTCTTTGTGACAAGTACGAAGAAAGTGCTGGAGTATCATCGAGCATCTCTTGTGAAATTGTCATTACAGCAGAAGTCTTTTGAACTACTGCATCTTCAGCGGTTAACTGGAACTCACTATCCGTTGGTGCTGAACCTTCTGCAACATTTGCCGCATTATCAGTATAAGCTGATTCTTTGACATATCTAATTACATTGGAACTTGTTGAACCAACTGGGATAATTCCCATCATGTTTGTGACGTTGCTTGGGTCGCGCTTTATGCCATCGACTCTCTCAACACCAGTAGCATCTCTAGAAGAACTAGCACCAGCAAAATCAGATGATATTAAAACATCTGCTTTTAATTCTAATGATGCGTTTCCCTGAGTACCATTTTTCATTGCTTTGAATGATTCACTTTTATTTAGTGCATCACCAAATGCTTCAGATTTAGTTCTATAAACATTATCAAAGTTGTCTTTCTTATTTTCAACTTCCATTTTGTCTAGTCTTTCAACTATCTCTGAATGCTTTTCAGTAAGGTTCTTAACCTCACCTTTAATTACAGTATCAACTTCATTGTTAACATTATCTTTGATTGATTTAGCAGATTTCTCTAGCTTCTCATCAATAACATTACAAATATCGTCTAACTGCTTTTTTATATTCTCATCCATTATTTTGAATTTAAATTGTTAAACATATAATTAATTATTGAATCTGAAGTTGTATTATCTTCTTTGGTTTCTAAGTGTGTATTATCACGAGTTAGTTCCTCATCAGATTGGTGTGTATTATCACGAGCAATCAAAGATTTTATAACTTCTAATTCATATTCAATAAGATAACCTAAGTCATCAGAAACATTACCTTTTCTAATTACTTTAATTAAATTATCAAATCTCTTTGTGAGGTAGTCAATATTATCATATTCACCCTTAACCTCTAATATCTTAGCTTCATCATTTGCCGCTATAGTCACAGCAGAAATCTCATATAGCTTTGCTTCTTTTATAACTCTTATTCCATCTTCATCATAGTCTTTTTTGACTGGCATTATGCCGACACTATTTTCATCTATAACGCCATATTTCATGAGTTCTAATACCTCATTACCAAATGTAGTTTTAGGAACTTCAGCTACGAACACTAAACCCTTTTCATCTTCATAGAGTTCTTTCATTTTACCTATAGGCTTTGTGATGTCATGCTGATATAAATACTTTACTCTAGAACCATTGTTCTTAATTGTTCTTCTATAAGCACCTTTTTCTATTATATCATTATCAGAATCTTTGTTTCCAAAAACAGAACCATAACCTTTTACAATTCCTAAGTTTTCATCTATGTCACTTATTTGACCTTGTTTATATATTACATTACTCATAATCTAAATTTTATTTTCAAAATTAGTATAATTTTTAATAAGATGTTTTTAGTCAGCTTTGACTACTGGAACAGTTATACATTTACAATTTATTATTTCTTTGGCTAAAGCACCCATAGAAGTGTCACCGGGAAACATAAGATATGATGAACCCACAATATATGGTTGGTCTTCAGGTATAGGTTTTTTAGAATAAACAGTCATTGCAGTTGCATGAGTATCTCTAATATTACTACCACCAGCTACCCATTTTTTTAGTAAATTATCTTTTCCATAAACATCTTGTGCTGATAGTGAGATGCCATAGTTTGCCGCGGCAGTTGTCTCAGTCTGTACAATTCTTCTAGTCATCCATCTAGATTTATAATCTAATTTTTTCATCACTTCTTTTACTCTAGGCTCTAATCCCATAGACATAAACCTTTCATCAGCAGTTAATTCTCTAATTACTTTTTTTAATGTTTCTCTAGCAACACCACTTACTGATGTCACTTGTGATGCAAGTGCCAAGTAATTTGTCCTTTGTGTTGCATATCTATCCATTCCATTAAGTACAGTAGATTCTAAGTTTTCTAGTTCCCTTCTTGTTAGCTTTTGTCCTCTTTCTATTTTATCAATTAATCTATCTATTTCTATCTTATTTAGCTTTTCTACAAATAGCTTAAAGTATTTTCTATACCAAAAATAAAACCTTAATCCAGTTTGCCTATACATTTGTTTATACATTTCAGTCATTTCTTTTTCTTGAAATAATGTATTAAAGTTTGGATTGCTTACAGTATCATCAATTTTGTAGAACTCCATAGCCTTCTTATAATTGTCCATGTAATATTTATAAACTAAAGGATAATTTTTCTTTTGTGCAATTTTTACTTGTTTACCAAATTGCTTAGATATTTTATTTGTATTTTGCTTTGTCTCTATTTTTTTTTGCAATAATAAATTATTGCATACAGCATATCTTTGATTTCTATTAGGGTATTCAGATGACATTGTATCATCTATCATACACCTACTCATAAACTGATTATCAGATTCTTGTGGTCTTGGCTTTGGTAATGGCATTATTTTTCACTTTTGTCAATTATTCTTTTACACCATTTCCACATTGCATCATCTTCTACCTTAGTTGCTTTTATGTCACCACCCCATAAAGCATAGGAAACATCACCACAAATTGGCTTACCTTTTTCATCTAGGTATTCTCCAGTAACATATTCATGAGCACGTGATAGATATGCAAATGTCTTTTTCACTATTGACAATGACAATGGCTTTCCAGCAATTAAATCAGTAGCACGACCCTTACCTACAAGAGTTGCACAAGGGTTATTGTGTTCTTCATTTATTGACTTACCTCTTTCAGCATTCTTTCTTACAGACTTTGGGTAATCATCATAGTATTCTTGTTTTCTTTCTTCTTCTTCATCATCATATTTAGAAACAGCTTCTTCATATTCCTCATGTGATTCAAATGGCATAAATACTTCTTCACCATCAAAGTTGTGACTATGAAACCCACTACCACCAAGTTCTCTTGCTCTAGTTTCTGCTTCTTCTTGTGTTGTAAAAACATCAGTCATACCCGGTACAAGTTTCTTATAATCAAAACTTTTCTTTGTTGACATTGGATGACCTTCAGGTAATAAGTCTTGGTCATGCCTACCACTTCTAAATTTTCCATTTCTCAATGCATATAAAAATGAATTTACTCTTGCCATTGCCCATTGTTCAGGAGAACTTACAGTAGGTCTTACAGATGAAGGATTGGTTCTATAAGCACCAATACCTCTTTTATATACAGCATATAAAGTTCTTACATTAGTTTTTTTAGTTTTAGCATCACCTACTTTATCATTGTGGTCATCAGCTTTCTTTTGCAATGCCTTTCTTAGCTTTGCAGACATCTCTTGTTTTTCTTCTTCTTCTACAATAACTTCTTCCATTACTTCTTCTTCTACTACTTCTTCTTCAGGTTCTTCTATTTCAGGAAAAGCAACATCATCTTTTACACCCATATCTAAATCAGATACTGGCAGTAGATTAGATGGTACAAGGTAGTCATCCATGATAGGATTATCTTCATCAACACCATATCCACTTGCTTGTCTTTTTTCATTTGAAGTTAGCCAGTAAGATTTTGAAAGTGTATCTACAAGTTTCTCTTGTTCAGGCATCAATTCAGGCACAGCACTATAATCAAAATCAAAATATAAATCTTCTCCAAACATTGGCACTAACCATCTATTAAATTCATCTCTTATCTTATTCAATTCAGGAATGATTGCATTAGTAAATAATACCTTTCTAGCAGTTCTATAATTATCATAAGTAGTTGATTCTGTGTTATTTAGAAGTTGTACTGGCACACCATATAAATTACATAAGTCTTTTATTGTTGCATTATATGATTCTAATAATTGTAGGTCAGATGTAGATAGTCCAAAGTTTATCCAGCTAAACTTCTTACCAGTTATCATGACATCATTTGCAGACTTACTTCCCTGAAAGTTTCTTCTGAATGCATCCTTCATTTGTTGTGCTTGCGTAGGTGTTAATTGGTCATCATCAGGTGTCAGCATACCTCTAGCAGATTGATTATGTAAGAATTTTAAATTTGTTTCTACAGCTTCATTGCTTGTTGTTAGTACCCTCATACCAGCTTGTATTGGTGATTGACCATAAAGATGTGTACCATCATTAGAATAATCAGGATTAAAGTCAGCTATATGTAATACTTCGTCAGCACTTAAATCATACTTATTATCATTATACATCATAGTGTATTTATTAACTGGTTTAAATATACCATCAGATTTAATCTCTATTAGATGTGCTGGTAGATTATACAGTTGATAATAAATGTTTTTGTTCTCACCATTTTCAGGTGAAATTCCATAAACATATCTATTACCAGTCAGCTTTCCAAAGCCAACCATTTCTTCTAAGAATACAGCCCAAGATTGTGCTGGGTTTGGTCTTTCTAATAACTTACCTAATGCAGTATGCTCTACTTCTTCTAGTGTATGTTTTCTTAATAGTTTAGCTTTTAATAATGATTCTTCATTTAATGTATCAGATGTTAATGATTTATATTCCTTCATTGCACCTTCATCTACTTTCTTGTAAATATTATAAGGAACAGTTATAGCTGACTTTGATATAAGTTGTATTAATGAATATATAGTAGGGTTGTAAGCATACCCTTTTTCTATGTAGTCATCATTGTATTCATTATTAGAAATTGCAGAATTACCTATGTGATTATATATGAATCTATTGTAAGATTCATTAGTGCTTTGTGAATTAAATGCCTTTAACCCATTCCTTAACCTTTGGAGAAAACTTGCCATATATAGAATTTATTTTCAAAAATACTAAATTTATTTAAACTATGATAAAATCTCTTTGTCTTGCAAGACCAGTTGTTGTACCATATCTTAATGCATCCATCAGATGGTCTTGACCATTTTGCTTAATCTTATTTATTCTATCACCATCCCTATTAGATTCCCATACATAATATTGATACTCGGTAAAAAGATTTTTGCTTTCTTTAGATGCATAGACAGTATATTCTTTTATTGTAGATATTCCATTTAGTACACTATCTTTTCCTTTTTGTGAGGGCTTGACATATAAACCCAACCTTTTTAATTCCTCAATAGATTTAGGTTCAGCAGAATCACAAATAATTATTTCTTCATTTATACCTAATTCTTTTACTTCATTATATATGTCTTGGTTTGTTAGTCCTTTTTTATATAACAATTCATGTACATACAATCTATCATTCTTTCTTCTTATTTCTATAAGTGTTGTTGGGTCGTTGCTAAAACCAAAATCCATTCCATAAGCAACCTCACAATGTTCTTTATTTAAAAAGTCTTTGTAATCAATCCAATTCCAGTTGTCATATATAGCACCAGTTTTAAAGTTTGCCCTTAGACCTAAACCAAATACTCTCCACCTATCAGCATCAGTTTCTTTCATTCTCAATATTTCTTTTTTTATTTCTACATCTAAGAAGGCATTATCTTCAAAGGTTGTAATAAACAATTTAGCATCAGACCTATTACTAATATCATATAACCAATGTATAACATCTGATGGGTTAAAGTCACACAATATTCTTTCACTTGTTCTTAATGCTAATTGCTCAAAGTCAGATAGGTGGAACTCATTGGCTTCGTTGAGCCAACATATATTTCTTTTACGCCCCCTCACCTTCATCTCATTATCTAATGAAATAAATTCAACTAAATGATTTTTGTACTTAAAAGTAAGTTCAGCTTTGTTAATTTCTGCCATGTAATATATACCAACCTTTTGTGCTATCTCTATGAAGTCTCTATAAACAGAGCCTTTAAGTGCTGGTAGTGTTTTCCTAGCAATGGTAATTACAAGTTTGTCCTTTCTTGTTGTTAATAAGTATATGATATACTGGCAGAGTGCATACGTCTTGCCTGACCTAGATGAACCCTGATGTATTATAATTCTTTTGTTGCTATTTATTGTTTGATAGAATTGAATATTACATTCAACTACTTCTTTTTTCCTGCTGGTTTCCATTCAATTAATTTACTTTCTACAGAACCATTTACATTTAATTCTTGTCGTTCGACATAGCCTCTATCCTTTGCCTTTGTCTTTAAGTAGAATATTGTAGCAGTTGGATTACCATCTTGTATTTGTTTGAACAGTTGACTTTCAGCAAAGTCCTTAGCAACATTACTTAAATCATCTACTTGTTTAGCAAACTCTTTATCATCTTTATAATATCTATAGAATGTAGTTCTATCAATACCTACTTTTTTACAAGCAGTAGTGACAACACCCAAAGATTTTTCCAATCCTTCCAGTAATGCTTTTTTAGTATGTTGTATTTTGTTGCTTTTCATATTACAAAAGTATTATTATTTTTTATAAGTATCTGATATTAAACATGGTACTGCATTATTCCAGTTGATTTTATGATGTATCCTACTATTATTAGTATTTAATACAGATATTTTTGCACAATCAGGTGAATACATTACAGTATAAAATGATTTAGTATATGTACCAGCATTCAAATACATTTCAGTCAAGCCACCTTTATTAGATTGTGTGTCTGTTTGTTTTAATGATACATTCATTATAGTTAGAAATAAATCACCAACACTACCAAGTTTTACATAAGTATTTACATCATCATTCATTCTACCAAAATATTTAAATGGTCTTTCTGTACTACAGAAAAAACTATTCATTGCTTTTCTTCTCATTTTTAATTGTCTTGCATAACCATTTTCACTACCACCAATCCAGTCACCATTTTGTGAAATAGCTATTGACTTTGCATCTATAGATTTATAATAATCTAATAGTGCATCTAGTATTTTATCTAGATTTTTAATATATGCTCTACCAGTTTTATATTCAAAGTTATCATCAAATCTGTATGAAAAATCTGTATAATCATCATCTAATACAAGAAAGTATGTGTAACCTAATTCTTTTGCTAAATCAAAAGCAATATTTCTTGCATATAATACTGTGTTCTGATGTGTAAAGTTATCACCTAAATCTTGTTGCACTTTATCTTTATCAAATACCAAAACTTCATCTTTGTATTTTTGTTTGTAATGATTTAGCTTTTTGTCATCTGTAGAACAGATTAGATATTTAGTACCAGTATATCCAAATCTATTTAATGTTCTGTATGTTTTAACATTATGTGGTCTTCCAAATGTTAATATAAAAATTGTAAAGTCTTTATTTTCCATGCTCTAATATTCCTTCTGACTTGTAAATGTCTGCAATCTTTTTTGATAACTCTACATAGCCATTCTCTACAGCTTTATTAAAATCAATAATAATAAGTGCTAACTTCTCCATCATATCTTGCATATCTTTGTCAGAGTGTGCATATAAATCTGCAATCTTAGAATAATCAAATACTAAGTGTCTATAACTAGCATACACCAAAAATTCTTTTTGTTCGTTAGTAAGTTTTGATTTCTTTATTTCTTTAATAAACTGCATTGTTTTTTGTTTATCAAAAACATCTTTTACATCAGGCTTTTTATTACTAGGTTTATATGTAGGTGCTACAATTTTAGCTGTATATTTTTCATCTACATCATCTTCTGTAAAATTCACTTCCAATCCCCATTCATTTAATTTTTCAATATTCCATTCATTAGCAAGTATATCCCAATCCCAGTCTCCAAATCCTACATTGTCTTTTACTATAAATTCTTTCTTTTGTTCCTCTGTCCAGCCTTCTGCTACATCTATCATTACTTCTTGTACACCAGCTTTCTGTAATGCTTTTAATCTCATGTTACCACCAAGAACAACCATATCTTCATCTACTACTAATGGTCTTTTGTCTAACATCTGTGGAAAGTTTTTTATTGACTTAACTAATTTATTAAAGTTCTTTTTGGATATTGTTCTAGGGTTTTCACTATTTGGTATAATCTCTTTTATGTTTACTTTCTTTCTCATATTAACAATATTTAGCAACTATGTTTGTATATTTCACATGCTGTCCATCTATACTTTCTTTAAAAAAAAAATAGAGATACCAAAGTTCTTTTAAATATAATTCTACTTGTGGTTCATCTCTATAATATTTTTCATCTACTGGGAACAGTTCAGCTAAAGCAAATATCATCTTATATGTTTCTACATCATCACCATAATCATATTTACCAGCTTTTGCTTTGTTTTTTTGGTGTCTTATGTATCTATGGAATATGTCAAATAATTGCTCTTTATTTTTCCTCACATCCCAAAAGTATGATAAAATCCTTTCTTGTAATAGAATTTCCCTGATATTTGTATAGCTTACTATTATCTTTTTCCATGTATAGTAGTGACTTTTGTTTATCAATTATTATTTTTTTTGGGTTGTCAATATCAAAAAAAACCTCTCTATTGTGGTTATTTCTAAACACAGTAAAGAGGTTTATCATAGTTCGGCAAGGGTTATTTGTCTTGCCTAGTATTTTATTGTCATTATCAGAATAATAGTAGTTACTCTTTAACTTCTTTTGTCTCTGATACTTCTTCTGCTTCTTCATTTTGTTTTACTTCTTCTACAGTAGGTGGTGTAACCCCGAACTGCTCTAAAGCCTGTAAAACTAATGAACTTTCAGATAAAGTGAACAAACCGTTCTTGTTTCCTTTTTCGCAAACCTGAACGATTATCTGTAACGCCTGCTCTTGTGTCATAATTATTTATTTATATCTACCAGTTTTTAAATCATATTGTATGAAACAGCTTCCTAAAGTACCATTTAATCTTTGAGACTTCATTTTAACAGTTTCAAACTCTACAAATTTAATATGTTTCTCCATATTTAAAAGTAATCCTTCAACTAAATCTCTACCCTTTACTCTTTCTTCTACCTCATCATCATTGATTCTATGCATTACTACCATGCAATCACATTTATTAAAATGCATCGTACCGCCAGCCAAAGAAAACGCTGTCGCTTTTGGTATCAAACCTCTAACTGGGGATGGTGTTTTAGGATGCTCAACGTATGTCATAATACTATCAGTTTTTTTTGCAAACTGTTTAAGAATAGTTAAAGTTAGTTTCAAGTATTGATACATATTACTTTCTCCAGCATTTGATTCTACTACCCAGTTGAGTGGGTCAATGATAAAATTATTATACCCTTTCTCTGTGCTTTCTTCAAACTTATCCACTAAAGAATTTATAGTTGGCATTTCATCATTGTTTTCTAAAAATGCAAAATGATTTCCTATAAATTCTAATGCTTTATTCATTTCATCTTCACTACATTTATCAGCATAATTTGGATTTACATTCTTACCAAGATATGCTTGGCATAGATTCAGCACAAGTTCAGCAGTATTAGTTTCAGGTGAGTACATCATAACTTTATCACCATAATGATATGCCCTTAATATACTTAGGTAATTTAATATTTCACTTTTACCACTTTGAGGATAACCACTAAAACAATAAAGAAATCCTTTTCTCCATCTAAAGTTTTCATCCAAGCCTTTTATATGTGATGTCTCACCCATAGGGTATCCTTCTTCATAATAGGAAAATAATTTATCTTTTATGTCAGATACAAATACTTCTTTACAAGCATTCTTGTTATAATCCTTCTTTAATATATCATCAAAATCTTTTACTTTAATTGGCATGTTTAATTTTTATAAGTGTATTTTCTAAATCATCTATTATACCAAGATATTTTTCTTGTTGATTTTTTATAGAATTAGTTATTTTATTTGTGCT